TACCCAACCTACAAAATTAGCTTCTCTGTCAGGGTACATATCCGAATTGACGTTATTCCAATACTCAGGAAACTTCTGTTGCGAATTAAACGCCATATAGTCGATAAAACGACGAGTGTAAAAGTCCGCAAAATTTCTGTGTTTCTGAGTTAAAAAGTCAACCTCGTCTTTTGACACGCTTTCTGCGGTTTCAGAACGATGTTTAAATAGACCCCCGTTTTTAACTTCGTAAGACGCAAACGGCAAATAATCTACCATTGCAAAGTGTATAAGCATCGGTTGTACATAATCTTGTACAAGCTCCAAATAATCGCCTGATAGCGTTCCGTCTATAACGTCTTGCTCGATTTTGTTATATAGTTGAGTACCCAAGTAATTTTGGATATGCATTTGTTGTGCAATTTTAATAAACTGAATAAACTTGTCCGTGTCCACGTTTCCGTTTAGAATCGTATTCTTAGCCAAGTCTGTTCGTGTGATAAATAGTCCCGTAGCCATATTTTAGTTTTTACGCCAATAATTATTTCTTGCAGAAGCGATTTGAGCAACCTCTGACGGGTTCGTTTCGAATTCTGCTTCTTTTTTTAATGACGGGTCAAGTTCTTGTATTAATTCTTTTGCACGTTTTACTGTGATCTTACGATTGTTTTTGCGCATATAAATACGTCGCATCCAATAATGAGAGCAATTAACACCGCCCTTATATAAGAATATGTTATATGTATTACTTCCTTTCGGTGCTAACTCTGAGTTGTCGCTACTTTCCTTATCTAAGTCTTCTTTACGATACACCTTTTGTGCAGACATCATTTTTTCGCAAAAATCTCTCGACTTTCCTTTTGTGCTTCGTCCTGCGGTATATACATATCTAACTTTAAATAGCGACGTATCTTGCTCAGACTTACGATTTGGACTTGACGACACGACACTAGCTAGATTTAAAGACGATATTAAATTGTCGTCGTTTTCGTTAGAAGGTCTTTCGTCAACTATTGCGTATGCTGACAAGTCTTCTTCGTTTAGATCTAACAGAGCGTCTAACACTTCTTGTTTTAGTTTCTCTGCTTCGCTAAGCGGTACGCAGTTCGGTACTTTTTTGCCGTCTTTGATCTTGTACCCTATCATTTCGTACCCGTCCCAACACGGCTCTTTTAATCTTTGCGCTTTTATAGGTACACAATTAGGGACTTCTTTTCCGTCTTTTATTTTCGTTCCTATCTGCTCATAGCCGTCCCAACAAGGCGCTTTTAAGTCGTGAGTTTCGCAAGGCATATAGTATGTAACGCCGTCTAGTTCGTGTTCGTGATATCCCTCACAACCCATTTCCTTAGCAGCGATTTCGGCTTCGCCTTTAGTTTCGTAAGCTACTCTGCCGTCAATGTTTTTTGATAGTTTTTGACCCGTTTCTTCTTCGACTTGTTCTTTAGTCATAGCGTTTTCTAGGTCTGTAAACTCTAGCGGTTGCAATGTCTTAAAGTACAATTTGAGTGATATGTTATTAAAAGCCAACACTTCGTCAAAGCTATCTATTAATAGATTTTGAAACGGACGTATAACGGTGTTATCCATTAGCGTACTTGCAGTTTCTAATTCGTCAGCGTTATTACCAAGACCCGAATTGTCTTTGATGCCTAAAAGCATCGGACTTATAACTCGGTGCGCAACCATAAGCTTTTGCATACTTTCGCTCGATAGAAATTCGTATTGTTGGTGTGCGTCAGATAATTGTACGGGTTCTATGCTTCCTTGTTGCTCTGACCCGTCGTTAAACGCTAGAATAAATCTACCTGCGTTACTACTTCCCGAAAACTTATCTCTAATCTTTTGTTCGATAAGCGCTTGTGTTTCTTCTTCTGGAATTCCGTTGTTAAAGTTTATCATCATAGACGGCGCAAGTCCGTTCATAATGTTGTTTAAGTGGTAGTTTGCAATTTCTTCTTCTAGTTCGGCGTATTGCAATCCACCCTGATAGTCGACGGGACTATAATATTGAAACCCCGCGCGATAAGGCTTTACATACACAATCTCGATATCCTCGTTGCTATATCCAAAAGCGGGTATTCTAGTCAATACGTCGTTCTTCTGATACTCACTCCAATCGTGAAAGTAATAGTACGCTTCTATATCGCCGTCCTCGTTACATTTTTCTGCTCTTAGCGTTTCTACGGGAAAGTGTTCGACTTGTGCAATCTCTGTTCTTGCGTCATTATAGATAACCTGATACGAACATTGACCCATTAGCTTCAAGTCTGCAGCGAGTTTCTTTACGCAGTCGTCATTAAACAATGATTTCATTTTTGCGTATTCTTCGGGTTGTTTATTGCTATCCGTTGCATCTAACCCCTTGCCGAAGATCATAGCCGATATCCCGTTTATGATTGCGTTATTCGTAGCACTTCCGTTGTATCGGTCTATCAAATACTGAAAGTAGTTGTTATCTTCGCCGTATTGCACGAAATCTTGATTTTTAACCTCTTTGATTTCGGGTGTCGTGTAAGTGCTTAATTGTACAAATCTATACTTGCTCATAATACTATATAATCATTTCTTTTCTTAAAATTACTATCAGTTTCAGGCGGTGTTTTGTAATCGCCTTTGGCTATTTCGTAATACTTATTGTCGGTTTGATCTATCGTCTGTGCGGTAACAAACACTCTGTCCTTAAAATATATCTCTTTCGAATCAATCTGTTTGACCTCGATATCGTAAAAGTGTCCTTCTACCAAAAAATCGGGGTGGTCTTCCATTGTAAACTTAATATCATTAAAATCGTCGTTCACTGTTGGACTTGTAATACCTATGTCGTCTTCCCAATCATAATCTGCTTCTTCCCAATTATCGTCATTAAAATTCCAAACTATATTTGGAAGCCGTTTACATATAACCTCGTTAGTGCTATCGTCCCGAAAACATATTTCGCAAGTAGGTACTGCTATATTCCTACTTAGAAACGAAATTTCTTGTATGTCAGTTATGGGTTTTAGTATATACACTTTTGCCTTTTGTATTGTAACGTATTAAATGCGTGTTTTGTGTAAAAAAAAAGGGTCGCATTACGCAACCCCCTTTCAAACTAACAATAATCAAGAAAAAACTTATATGTCATCAATGTCACCCGTACCTACGTTCGATGTGACTAAAGATTCTGTAACGAAATAAGCTGGCATCGGTTCCATTCCTGCGATAGTCAAGCTATATCCTGACATATCTCCCATAGCCGTACCCGTAGAGATTGTACCTCCCGTTACGTTACAACCGAATTTCAAACCTGCTAACAAAAAGTTTCCGTTGTTATCTTCAATAACGACGTGTGGTCTTCCTTTAGCAATATCGTTTACTTGTTGGTGTGTTTGTGGACTTAACTTTGGTAATACCACAGTTATTGTTTGCTCATAGTACAAAGTTCCGTTCTCAGTCGATGCCGTAACGGCTTGTTCTAGCGAAGAACTATTTTTGACTTCGTACTTAAAGAATTCAGGATTGTCTGCAGTTGCAAATGACGTAATCGTGCCATCGGTGTCAGTAGCAAATCCCGTACCCTCTGTTAGTTCGCCGTAATCAGCGAAATATACATTCTTTACACCGCCAATACTATCTCGGCAAGGTAAAGCTCTGTTTTTTGTTATAGTACAAGACATAATTTATTGTATTAAAAAAGGGTAGGTAGGCACTCGGCTTACCCACCCCTTTGATTATTTTGATTTTACTACTTACGAGTACGTTACAATTTCAGAAGCAATTCCGAATTGTGTACCTGCGGTGTAACGCATAACGATACGTACGTTTTGCGACCCGTCGATGTCTGCCATATCTAACAACTTAACTTCGTTGCTATCAGCCATAAGACCCGTACCAAAGTATAGGTTTCCTTTTTGAGCAGCCATAGCTGAGTTGTCGCCAAGTCCATTAGCTACGAACAATTTAACGCCGTCGAATGAAAGGCTTGACCCACCGGTGTACCATTGTGTACCTTGTGAGTTTGTACCTGCAGCACCAAGTCCTTGCGCTCCGAACCCACCTAACGCACGAACGTATGCTCTTGCGATATTCTGTGAAACGTAGATGTGCAAGTCGTCTTTCCCATAGATAGTGCTAGGGATAACGTCTACAATCTTTCCTAATTCGTCGATTACGTTTGCAGCGGTAACTGTACCCGCAGTTAGTTGCTGACCTGCTGGAACGCCTGACCCTGCAGCCAAAGCCTGAGTCAAAAGTCCGTCAAAGTCCCCTGCAACTGACCCGTCATCACCCGTCCAGATATTTTGCTCGGTTCTTTCAGCTACTTTTGCAGCGACGTGAGCCAAGATGAAATCTGAGAATTTAGGTGGTAGGTTGTCAAACGCTGAGTAACCCATAGCGACTGCTTCCCAATCGGAACGAAAATCTTGCTTACAAAGTTCAAGGTTTACTTGAAGCTCTTTAGGTTGGATAATGCGCTCGTTGAGTGTAATAGCGTCAGCCGTTGCATCGAAATCACAACCTGCGTCTGCTACAATGTCTGTTGATGATACCGTTTTAATAACCTCTTTGTACTTTACATTAGGTTTAACAGTGATACCGCCGTTGTCAAGCGTTACGCCTGATAGCAAGGCTGCAGCGATATATTCGCCTGCAAATTCCCCTGCGTAGGTGGTAGTAATTGGTGTATTTAAACTATTTGCCATTTTATTATTATTTACTTAATTTTTCTAATACCCTATCAAGTGTGCTTGTAGGTCTGTTTTGTGAGAATTTATTTAATTTCTTTTCTGTCTTAGCTTCTGGGTTATGTTTTAAAGGCTTACGACTTGGTTTAGCGGACATTTCTTCTTTTTTCTTTTCGTCCTCTTTTTCTTCGCCGTACTTTTCTTTAAGCTTTTCGACCTCAGCCTTAACTTCTTCAATAACGGGTGCGATAACCTCGACAACCGCTTCTACGATCTGCTCGACTTCGGGTTGTACTTCCTCAGGCACGTCTTCTACAACGACTTCCTCAGCTTCGACCTTTTCGTCTTTATCTTCGTATTCCATATCTTCTTCTTCTTTTTCT